TTGATGACAGTGCCCGTCGTGTTTGCGTAGAGTGTTACCGCAGAGAACTTATTCATAATGGAAGTGTCTGGCTTCCAGAATGTGTTGTTCAAGATGTAGGTGCTGGCCGGTGACGGCGCTCCCGCTGTGTTGGTGTACTCAATAGCTATGGCAGAAGCCTCATATTCTTTGAATATATTGTTTCTTACCCAAAAATCAGAAGCGACCATTGACATCAAACTTTGCGAATATCCCTGCGTGCTTGTGCTGAGGAAGTAGCAACGCTCTATCAGGAAATCGCGCAGCGAATCATTCACTGTGTCACTGTTTTGCTTGATAGCTACTACCCATCCAGACACTGCGCCACCAACAAAGTTGCAATCCGATGCGATGTTGTAGCGTGAATCTGTCGTGTTAACGCCCCATCCTCGGATAGTGAAGGCATGGCGAGTCGATCCGGGGTACTCAAAGTCAGAATGACTGAATACGCTGTCTGTCGCTCCACTAATGCGGAAGCAGTGTGAAGCCCACCCCTGCGAGTACCTTGTACCTACTGTAGAGAACTTTGTCACGCGCTCAAAGTAGACAACATACCCCGAGGCCGTGTGCAGAATGTCGTGGAAATTACATTGATGGATGGAGATGCTGTCTGCGTCAGTGATAAACACGCTGTCATAGAGGTTGTACCCCTCCACGCGCAGCAGAGTGGTGTAGTCGCAGCCTGTGCCGTACACAGACCATTTGTTCAGGTTCGCAGCATCCGATCCACCATCCGTTGCAGTGAACTCCAAGTCCATCACGCGCCAATCATCAGCGCCATTGAAATACAAGCCGTGCGAGTTTGCAGCGGTCAGCGTAATCTTTGGCTTTGCGCCTGTCCCAAAAGCGCCAACAATTCCGGTTGTGCCGGTGATTGCTGTGCTGGTGGCATTGCTCCAAGTGTCACCACGTTTCAACAATACCCGCTTACCTGCGGTCATGTAGCCGCACACAGTCGCCCATGATGAGGTATTCACGCACGTTGCGCCGCTTGGCACACCATTCACACCAGCTACGGGGAGTGTCCCGTTAGCAATACAGATCGTGTTTGCACCACTGAATATCGTATTTGGATCTTGAACTGTGATGGTCGTGGTCTGTGTGTTGTATGTGCCGGTGCCGGGGTTGTAGGCGTAATAGTTGACGGTGTATGTGCCGGGTGTCTCAAATACATGCGCGGCTGTGTGGCCTGTAGCAGAGTTGCGGCTTGCAACGCCTGCCTTTGTGCCGTACCCATGAACGCCTGAAGCTGTATCGCCAAAGTCCCACAGGTGGTGCAGTTCATAAAGCGGCTTGCTGGTGTAGCTTGCTGCTGTGGTTGACTTGGAATTGAACTGCACAGCGAATGGAGCAACGCCCGTATTGCTTGCCGCTGTCCGGTTTGTGGTGATGCTCGGCGTGATTGCAGAGTCAACACCACCACCCCCGCCAGAATAGGCGACGGTGAATCCGAAGTTAGGCCAGGTTTGCATTACGTCGCTGAGAGGATGCTATTAGGCCGGTGTAATGCGCAGCACATCGGTGCCCGCGCCTTGGAAGTCGATGGTGAAGCTGCCCGATACGATGCTCAGGGTGCCCGCGCTGGAGAGTTCAATAAACCCGAGTGCCCGCTTGTTGGCGTCGGTGTTGTTGTAGATGATGGCGTAGGCACCGTTGGCAAAGCCCGATGCGTTTTGGGGCACCACCACATCGGTAGCCCGCAGGGTGATGACGCCGGACACGTTGGTCCAGGTGACGGATGCAAGCGCAATTGGCCCGGTGTAGCCGCCGCCTGTGCCGACCTGGTTGGTGGCAAAGTTGGTGGTGCCGGTGCCGCCCCAGTGCGGGCCTGCCGTTGCCATGGTGGGCACGGTGGTGCTGGTGACGATGCCGAGCTGTAAGGCGTCGGCGGTCAGGTTGTGGATTTTGGTGCCGAGGTCAACAATTGCTTGTTGAAACCATTTGATGTCGCCTGTTGCCATGATTTACTCCTGATGCGGGTTATTGCGGTGGGGGCGGTTTGCCGCCATTCCCTGCGCCTGACTGGGCGCCGGGGGTTGGGTCGTAAGCCGTGAGCTGCACGCCCAGCTCTGCGGCTTGTTTCTGGGCGGCGGCTATGGCCGTGAGTACGTCGTCGAAGTCGTAGCCCATGGCGGCGGCCAGATCCTGGGGGGACATGAGGCCCGCCTTGACGGCCAGAATCTTGGCTTCCATGTCGCCCTTGGGGTCGACCCACTCCCAGCGGCGGGGCTGCCACTCGTGTTTGCTGAATTTGGCAATCTTGGCTGCGGGCAGTGCGCTGCCGTTGGGCATGGTGATGGCGCCCATGAGCAGTGCGCTTTGGAGCCATGCCTGGTACACCGGCTCCATGAAGGCAGCAATGAACCATTCCTGATCTGCGCTCCAGCGGTCGCGCTCTTCCAGTGATCCACTGCGGATGCTGCTGTAGCTGACGCCTTCCAGGTCATTGGCCAGGCTGTGATATGCCACACGCCAGCCGCTGGCGATGCGCTGCAGTGTGGTCTTGACGAAGGGGCCAAAGACTTCGTTGGGGTATTTGCTCTCGTATGCCTGGAAGCCAACGCCGGTGGGCAGGGTGTCAAAGGTGCCGGGCTGGCTGGCGGTGATAGTGGTGCCGGATTCATCGCTGCCCAGCGGGCTTTGGCCATCGGGGGTGGTAAAAAACCCGTAGTGGTTGGCGCCATGCTCTGCGGCCAGCAGCGCGGACAGCTTGAAGTTGCCCAGGTGGTGCAGGCTGATCATGCCGGGCGCCATCCAGGGGATGCCGCGCATTTGCTCGGCCCGCTCTACCTTGAAGCGATGCAGGGTGTCGTTAATGTCCAGGCGCACGCGCTGGCGGCTGCCGGTGGCGCCATCATTGGGGTGGGCTACAAACAGGTGCAGTGCAATGGGGCGGCGGTAGGCATTGACCTCGACGCCCATGATGACGGCGTTGGTGTTGCGGGTGGCACCTACGTTGTAGGTGGTGTCGATGCGGTCTACGTCGATGATTTGCAGGGCAATGCCGTATTTGTTGCCCGACTCGGCGCCCCGCACCATGCGCACCAGAAACTCGCCATCTGCAGGCAGGCCGCCCACCAGGGTTTCGCACAGGTCACGCAGAGACTGCTGGCCGGTAATGTCGCAGGATTGAGACCAGTCGGACCACGCGGATTCGATGGCCTGGTTGGCCAGGCGGTCGGGGGTGCCGGGCTTGTCTTCCACACGAACCTGCAGGCGGATGCCACCTGGGCCAATGATGTTGTTTTTGACCATACCCACAAACTTGGTGGCGTAGTCGTTATTGAGTGCCAGGTCGCGGCCACGGGCGCGGGTGCGGTTGAGGTCGGTGCGTAGATCCTGGTTGATGGACTGCTCGGTGGCGATCCAGTCGTTGGTCAGGCGGTCGAGCCTGGCAGCCTGCAGGCGGCGAATCTGCGGCCCGCGCGCTTGGGGTGCGGCATTGCCACCAACCCATCGGGCGACGGAACTGCGGGCGCGTTGCAGGAGGCTGGTTTTTTGCATGGGTGTTGGGTCGATCAGTAGCCAAAGCGGACCATGACGCGGCGCTTGTCTGGCAGGCCACGGGCTACGTTGGCGGCGGCATCTTCGCGGGCGACTTCGCCTTTGTATTTGTCGCGCAGGGCCAGCAGCTCGGGCAGGCTAATGCGCTGGAGCTTGCGCCCGGCAATCTCGTACATCGAGGCGCTGAGGTTGCCGCTGTTTTCCAGATAGGCTTCGATGTTGGTCAGGGCCTTGCGGGCATGGCTGCGGCTGTCAACCGCGCTGGCAAAGCTGGGCTGCACGGTGATGCTGCCGGTGGCAACGGTGAACACTTCGCCCGACTTGCTGACCTGTGCCCGCCACTCGTAGGCCCCAGCCGTCCAGGCGGCGGTGGTTGCAGCGGGAACGCTGACCAGGTAGTCATTGCCGCTGGTGGTTGCATTGAAGGTAATACGGGCGGCTGCACTCACCAGGGTGTAGCTGAGCGCCCAGCCTTCAGAGGCGGGGAAGTCGGCAACAGTTTTGAGCCACTTGGCGGTATCGCCAGCCAGCAGGGCTGTCGGCTCGGTGGTGGGGGTGATGGCAGCCATGTGCCGAGACTATGGCGGCGGGGGTGTACAGTTTTTAAGTCAAAAAACTGGACGGTTTAGGCACTCAGGACTTGATGATCTGCCACAGCCTGGCCTTGCTTAGGCCATAACGGCGCTCCAGCAGCGGGATGCGCTCCCCGTTTTGCCAGTAATCCTTCTTGATGGCCAGGTTGCGCGGGCTGGTGCTGTCGCCCGCACGGTGGGCAATATAAGGCCGGTCGCCTGCCCACGCCTGGCGCTTGGCGTGTTTGATTTTTTCCAGCTCGGCTGTGAACTGGGGAGCCATGGCGATGACTGCTGCAAAGATGTCCTCAATGATGTCGTTTTCAAACGCTACATCGTTGCACAGCGTGGATTTGGCAGCAGCTTGGGTGATTGTTTTTACCATGATGGCCTGGGTGCGGGGCGGTTACGGGCTGGACGGTTGACTGCCAGTGCGTTGAGTTTTTGCACCATGGGAAGCTGGCTTTGTGGAGGATGATCGCTATTCTTTTGATAGCTTTCTGTATTTTCAGGCTCTTGGTTTGCCTCAAATGATTCTTCTTTTATGGGTTCAATGGTTTCGATGGCAAAGAGGCTGATCTGGTTTGGGTTGACGGCTGCAGCCAGCTTGTCCCAATGCGGCTCCTGTAGTTTGTGCAGCCCAAGGTAGTGGGCGGCGGAGGTGTTGTAGACCATCAAATCCAGCACCTCATTGCGATCAGCCTGCTTTTTCTCCCAGCGGTTCACGCGGTGGCCGTGCTTCCACAGGGTGACGCGGTACTCGGCTGTAATCTGGCGGTAGAAGTCTTCGGTCAGATCGGCACTGAAGTGGATCTGACCCACCCCGGACTTCACACGCCAGCGGTTGGCCAAGTAGTCCTTGGCGGTATCGGTTCCAACAAACCACAGATCGGCACCGTTTTGCTCTATCCGTCCATTCCAGCGCACCTCGACTTTGCTGGGCTTGCTGCTGAGAATGGGGCGCCCTGGACGGCTTGCCCCTTTGATGGCGTAGATGTGGCGGTGGCGTTTGGTGCGGGTGAAGTTGTAGACCTCTTGCGTAGCATTTCCGCCCGAGTCAACAAAGGCACATTTGATCGGCATGGTCTGCCCGTAGGCGTGGGGGTAGCGGGTTTGCAGCTTGGCATCGAGCTGCTGCCAGGTTTCGAGGTCGGCAGGGTCGCCGCGCACGATCTGGTAATCAACTACCCAGGCCTCCATGCCACGGCCCCAGCCAAGCACCAGCATTTCAAGCCGATCAGCCTGCGTGTCTACCGATGCCGTGAGCACCAGGGCAGCAGCTGGAACAGTCCCAAGGCGGTATGGCTCAGCGCGGGCCAGCAGCTCCTCGGCCTTGGTCTGCTCCTTCTGACGCTCCCAACTCTTGGCGAGACGGGTGTTGTAGAAGGCAATCATTGCCTCCTCGCTGCCTTCGTCCAGCTTGGCCTTGGCCTTTTTGTACTCGCGCAGCAGCGCGATCCACGGCAGCCAGCCGTAGGGTAGAAACATGCCGCTGATAGTGAAACTCTCCGTTTCTCCATCGCCACCAAGGCCCTCAGTCCAGGCACCACGGGCAAACATGCGGGGTTTGTCGCTCTCGGTGTGCACGGCGCCGCAGTACATGCACGGATATAAAGCGCCCTGCCCGTCTTCGGTCATCATCAGGCGGTCAAATTCCAGCGTCTGGGCCTCGCCACAGTGCAGGCAGTCAGCCAGTGCCTGGCGCTGAGTACCACGCAGGTACAGACGCTCGACAATACTTTCGTCCTTGATGGTTGGTGAGCTGGGAAAATAGCTTTTTCGGTTGCGCTCAAATGTTGTTTGTCGGGCCTCTGCCAGGGCAACTGGGTCGCCCTCCCCGTTTACATTGAGCTCAGCTCGGTCGACTTCGTCAAACAGCACGCGACGCGCCGGCACTTCTGACAAATTGGCGGCTGCGCCCGCGGTGACGATGAACAAGCTGCCACCGACGTACTCTTTTGTTTCCAAGGTATTGACGCTGTCACGGCTGCGCGGGGCTGCTACGCGCTCAGCCACCTCGGGCACGGCTGCAATGTTCTTGGCAATTCGGGTGCTGGCACGCTTGGCCAGCTTTCCTGTTGGCAGGATCCACAGGAAGTTGGCCGGGCTTTGGTGGATGCTAGCCATCAGCCAGTTGAGCCCGGTCTGGGTCTTCAGCATCTGGCTGGCCCCCATCAGCACCACACGCTTGCATGGGTGGTGATCGCTTAAGGCTTGCATCACTGCACGGGCATGTGGGGTGCGGCTGGTGCGGAACTTTCCGTATTCATTGGCGCCAGAGTCTTTGGGGATAACCTGGTAGGTGTCGGACCATACATCCACCGGCAGATCTGGATCAGGCTCCAGACTGTTGGCCAGGGCCTCGATGGGGTGCAGGCTCACGACTGCCCCTCCACTTCGACCTTCAGGCTGTGGCGCAATGCCTGGGCAAAGCTGGCCATGGCAGCGCGGTGCTCACGGTCAATAACTGCCTCGCACGATTCTGCGGTGCTAAGCCCCGAAACCTCAGCTCCAATGCGCCTGGCGCAATTGGTAAGCGTGTCGCGCAACATCCGCCCAGCATTGAAAAGGTGCCGCTCAAAATCGGCCTTCACAATGAGGGTCTCACGCAGCTTTGCCTCTTCAATCTCTGCCAGGTTGGCTGTGGCAATTTTCTCGCGTGTGCGGGCAGTATCAAAATCCTCGCCCAGCGCGGACCCATCCAACCTGACCTCATGGGCCCGGATCATTTCATGAAACTGGTCACCACCAACGCGGTTGAAATCTTGGCTCTGCGCCTCTGGCATATTGGCAACTTTGCGTGATGCGGGCTTGCGTTGGGCTATGTTGGTATGCGCCTTGTGCCAGGCGCGCGCAGCCTCTACCGAATCCATAGGCATACCAGCAGCTTTGTGCTTGGTCATGGTCGATGGAGCCAACCCCAGCACCCGGCCAATGGCTGCTTGTGACAGGGTTTTACCAATAGAGTCTTCACCGTTCATAGACATAGATTCACCGTTCACCATTCATAAAAAATGGCAGCTAGTGTTTTTACGTGGTTCGAATTACCCTTGATGGAAAGGGCTGTGGTAGTACCTTGATGGGGGGGTAGGGTCATAGCAGTGCACCTTGCTCATTGAATCTGGCAGTGCGCAACGCCTCAGCAAAGGCCGCATCAAACTCCACGGGAAACTGCACATCGATGACACGGTTAGCGATACCAAAGAAGTCCAGCCGCTTGCGATAGGCCGCACGCTTGACGAAGATTAGGATCGGCTTGAGGCTGCTACCGAAGCCAGTCTGCACACGTTGGTACACACCAGGTGGCAGGTGCTTACCCTTGGCGCCACGGTTGACTGGGTTGACCCAGTACACGAACCCATAAGCGCCCTTCTTCACATTGCCCTTGGCCAGGCGCTTGACCGTATTGATGTTGGCCTTGTTGAAGCCAGCCTCGGTGTAGGCACCCAGCACATTGAGCACCTGGCTGATCTGGCCACGACTCATATTGCCGTAGCTGTCTGTGCGTGCACCTGCACCAGGCACAGCGTTCCACCCTTCAGGGATCAGGCCAATGCGGCGCAGGCGTGCCTCCATGGCATTGAAGTGGCGCTTGCCACCGAACACATGCGGCTCGATCATGCTGCGGCTGCTCTCTGCACTGTTGCGGTCCTTGTAGGCCAGCTCGGCAGTGAGGTTGGTCTTTGTGCTGCGCTTCACGCGCAGACTGTTCATCACCCAAGGTGTTGGCCGGTCAAACACGCGGGGCATTTCAGCCACAACAGCCTTGCGTGCTGCATCCGCCGACTTGTTGATGGCCACAGACATGGCGTATGGCACCTGGCTGGCTGCTTTGGCCAAGGCTTTTTGAACGCTATCGAAGTTGGTTGTTATCTTGATTTGCATTTCAAATGTTCCACAACCGTAGGAAGGCGCTACGGGAAAGAGTACCCACCACCGTGGGACGCAGGGGAACTACCGCGCTGATGTCACTTGCGTTTGGCTTGCTTCTTATCTGCTGCCATTTCTTTTTTAGTGCCTTCTTTGAAACGGCTGGTTTCCTTGTCTTGCTTGGACTTCTCGAACGGAGCGGGTTTCTTGGTTGCCATTTTTCATCCTTTATGTAAATTTCAGAGACACCAATGCCTTGTGTTTCTCTGTCTCTAATGTAAGGATTGGTAAAGGCTCACCGCACATTGAATATTGATGACACGCCTTTAAGACACTTGGCGACCTCACCCCTGCCCCCCGGTAGCAAGTAGCAAGACCGCCCACACTCATCCTTCACCAGCACGATTGCGCCCACGAACGTTAAGTTGTAAAGCGCCGATGCCACCTGCCCCTGACGCATCCCGGTGTACTCGCGTATGTCTTGTGGACGGCTGTTGCCCACCTCTATCGCGTCTAAAACCCTCCGCATGGAGGACATTGGGCGTGTGAAAGCGACTAGCTGGCCTTTTTTGAGCATTTACATCCCCATGTGAAATACAAAACTGGCTTTAGGCGTGTAGCGCTGTGGCTCTGGCGCTTTCTCGTACCGGATGCGCGGCTGCTGGTTTACATACTCGCTGGCGCGTTCACGGTTGATTACCCGGTACTGGAATGGCATCCCCATGCCGATGAGCTGCTCTCGCTCTATCAGGCCCATGCGTATCAATACGCGCATCTTTCTGTTAACTAGCGAATGTTGCTGCCCGAATGCCTCGCATATGTCAGCGGCTCGGAATGGAAAGTGCTGGTTTAAGCACCATTGCAGGGTCTCGCGGAGTTCGCGGCGCATCGTCATTCCTCTTTCCTCCAAATGCAGCCAGCGCACTTAGCATCTTGCTGGCCTAGTTCTGATGTGGTGTAAACGCATGTCTTGGTGAATACGTTTGGGATAAGCTGATGTGCGTCACATACAACGGAGTGACCTTCCACGCTGATGTTGTAGGTTGCTGGCAGGGGTATCAGCTTGGGATAGGGCGCGTGGTTATGGCATCCGTATGTCACTTGAAAAGCCTCCCCAGCGTCACATTCAGGGCATCTAACTCACTCATCTTGCGAATCAGCCATCCGCGCTTTTGTCCGTGCCAACCCATCACAGGGCCACGGTGACAGTCCACACACAGG